TTTTGCATAAGAGGCCACTGCGCCGGACCCCTCAGCAAGGGGAGGCCCAGTACGTCTCCGAAGAGACTAGTGACCGCGCTAGAAAGTTGTGATTCCTTGAAACCTGGCTACGCCAGGAAAATTCCAGAGTCAAAACTCATAAGGCGCGGCCATTCAGACAGAAATCTTAATCTGTCCACCTACACGACCACAGTGTAGTAAAGTGTTCATAGCACACTTGTAAAAAGCTAGTCTCCTTATAGGATATTTTCCCCTGAACGCCGGGGGAAACGGCGTGTTGGGGCAGGTGGTGCTGCCTCGTAGTAAACACGTGGTAGTCCCGTCCAGAAATACGTTTGGAAATCTTCGCCAGCGGCGCACCAGAATTCCATCGGATCTGTCTCGGACTGATTTGAGAAGATCATGAGATCAGCACCCTCACTCTGTAGAGTGGTGGTGTAGTTCTCAGTCTTCCCGGGCACGAACCTGTAGTACGAGTAGAATGGTACTTCATACTCGAGAACATTGTTCACTTTGTCGTTAGTATAACAACAGCCACGTGTGCCTGCAACTGCATAGTTGGTTAGTTGGTTGCCAACCCCCTTTTGCGTGATGCAGGAATGAGCACCAGAGTTCTGGTCGTACGCTGTAGCCGAAACTTCAGTATGATAGTAACCTTTCTCTCCAATTGGTGCTCGTTGGGCATATAGAGCGATCTTAGTTTGAACGCTCCCACCGTTGCCTCTCGGGATGAGTTTCCATCGTATGGAACCTCGCCATCCAGAGAAGGCTAGGGTGACCCAATGCAGCAGTACCGTATTACAATAATTGTATTTGTCAAACGCTCCAGTTGTGTGTACGGCACCTAACACGTTGCCACGCAGGTAAGGAAAACCTGGGTGGCGCATACGTGTACGTGCTGCTTGTGCGGGTGTGGTGTCCACGACAGCCGTGTGTAAATTGTAGCGTTTCAACAGAGTTCGAAAACTCAATATTGATTCACCAGTATACACTAGTCCTAGCTTGTCATGGTTGGATAAACCAACACCCAACGTATCTGACGCTTCTTGTTGAGGCGCGTCAGGCTCCTCAGTCCCAAACGATTCGGGTACTTCCTCAGCTCCTCCAGATTGTGGTTTGAACACAAAGTTCTGAAAGGAGTCCTCAGGAACGAACACTTCAAAATCATCGCCCATGGAGACATAGACGTTGACTTGAATATCATTGTTGACTGTGGAGTTGGGGGTGGTGAGTTCATTCACAACATAAACTCCCACCACACCATTACCTTCTTCTGCACTTGCATACGGAGTTGTAGAGTACATCTGCGTTACTGAGTCGACACCAGGTTCGTGTCGTGTAAGTAGAGATCTGTTCTGACCATTGCCAAATGACATGGTGAAATCAGCTTTCTCCGCTATATCTACGATCTCGATATAATTGGTGTTGTACTCGTTAGAAGCTAAGAAGTGTGGATCATACACAATCTTTATTCTGCCCTTGTGGAACGCAGAAGCAACGATCTGGAACCTGAAGTTCATAGTCCCAGTCCAGTACTTAAACGGCAAAGCCGCCATAGCACAGGCTGGGAAATGGAACCCATTAGGTGTCAGACCATCTTCTGCCCACGTGACAGGATCGATACGTGCATTCCAGAGTAAGGTTTCTGGTGCTGTTCCCATAGCCCAATCGAAGGTAGTTAAGTAGGACTCACGTTTTGCTATCTCTTTGATGGCTAGACTATCAGTATTGCCAAGTCCAGAGATTCGTGGATCGATACACAACTCTTGCTTGTCATCAACAGTCATCTTCTGTGCGTTGTCTGGCACATTAGTTACTGCTAATGACGATGTAGGTGTGGGTCTATAGGGTTCGGGTGCTTTCGTTATCGCAGGTCTACAATAGCCGAACATCTTGGCTATTTCTGCAGTAGATTCTGCGGCAATAGCAGTGGCTGTAGCAAACGGTGTGAGTGGCGGATATAATGCTGCCACACAGGCCATTTCAGCCAGTGCTGTTGCTGGACCGGAGATTGTTCCTTCATGGTTTGCCTCATCAACCTCGGAAGCCTTACCACTCTGAGGAATCAGAGTACCAGGTTCTCGAGATGTGAGCACACTCATGGTGACATCTTCGATCCAGGCGAAAACGGAGATTGTGACTTTGTCTGAAGCACCATTTGCGTGCTTTAGGTCATTGATCGACCTAACAGTCAAGTCACCCATCAACTGCCAATCACTATCAGGAATAGACATGCTGTTCTCATGATAGAAGAAAGGTAGTTTGAGTTCTCCACCCGTGGACGTCGTTGGATTTAAGTATATATGCGGCTGTTGTGAAGCCTGCACAATATCCTGACTCACCAATGCAGCATTGGATGACAAAGTGTCAAACAATGGAAATGGTAAGTACGACGCGATGGCTCTCCCATATTGAAACCCGTTACCGTTTATCACAATTTTTACTCGTAGCGAAGATCGCAATAAGTTATAATTAATGATTCGGTTAATTACACGGGAATTCTGCATATAGAGAGCCCAAGGATTAATGTTAAAGAACAGCGTAGTGCCTGTTCCCCATTCCTCCTCGTGAATTTTGAGGGGTCTCGAGAAGAAGTTGTCTAACGTAGCATCGCCTAAGTCAGACACACATCTTGTCGGGTCCTCTGCCCCTTCCATGTCATAAAGATATGGATCGGACTGGTCGGAGAATTTTACGTTCTCCTCGACGTTGTCGCTCACGTTCATGAGCCGAACATCGTCGGTTGACCCAGATTGTCGCTTCACACTAGGGTGAAACGTGACATGGTTATGGGCGTACATGTCAAGTTCCGGGGTCTCCACCCCTACCGAATTATCTACATCAACGCTTGGTTTCGGACGGACCAAGTGTTGTATATATGAATATATTAAAC